ACCTGAGCACATTGAGAACTTCAAGAAGTTAGCTGAGAATGTGTTCCAACCTATCCGCGAGCACTTTGGTGTTCCTATCCACATCTCATCTGGGTACAGAAGCAAAGCGTTGAATACTGCTGTGAAGGGGAGCCTTTCCAGTCAACATTGCACTGGTGAAGCGATTGATATCGACATGGATGGAACTGACATCACAAATGCTCAGATCTTCCATTTTATTAAGGATAATTTGAATTTTGATCAATTAATCGCAGAGTTCCCTGTAAATAGTAATCCTTCTTGGGTACACGTTAGTTACGAATCTACCGGCAAACAACGAAAGCAAATCTTAGTTGCTAAGAAAGTTGGAGGAGCTACTAAATATATCGCTTACAAATCAGATGCTGATTTGAAATAGTGGCATACCTATATAGACATATTAGACTTGATAAGAACGAGCCCTTTTACATTGGAATAGGTAAAAGCGATTCTGATTTTAATAGGGCTCATTCGAAAAACAGTAGAAATGCTTATTGGTATAATATTATTAATTTATCAGAATACAGAGTAGAGATAATGCTTCAAGACATTACATGGGAAGAAGCATGTCAAAAGGAAATTGAGTTTATTAACTTATACAAAAAGAATACTCAGAAAGGAAGTCTTTGCAATATTGCAGATGGAGGTGAAGGTGGTTATTTGAGTGAGGAGATAAATGAAAAAAGAAGACAGTCTTTAATGGGGCATAAGCTTACAGAAAAGACTAAAGAAAAAATTAGACTAAAGGCAAAAGGAAGAAAAGCCTCTAGAGAGACTAAATTGAAAATGTCTTTAGTTCATAAAGAAAATAGAACAGGTATTTGGCTAGAAAGCAAAGGTCATAAAAATGGCAGAGCATTTAAAGTCTATCAGTATTCTATTAATAGAGTTTTTATAAAAGAATGGGATTGCGCAAAGTATGCTGTAGATTTCTATAATTTAAACAGAACATCAATAACTGACTGTATTAAAGGACGTCAAAAAACAGCAGGCGGGTTCATATGGTTGAAAAATAAAATAAATCACTAAATTTGTGACATGAAGAAGAATAAAGCAGAGTCTACATCAATCGTAAAGGTTAAGGTAAGCAGACCCGGTGTTCATGCAAAGTGCAAGACATCTAAGTTGAAGTCTTCTAAAAGTTATAAAAAGTCATATAAAGGACAAGGAAGATGAAAATACAAAACTATTCTGTAGAGGCACCTACACCAAGCGATATATTAATAGGAACAAATGTTTCTACGAATAATGCTACAGCTAATTTTAGAATTGCTGATATTTTATCTTTAACAAATGTATCTTCGTTTAAATTTGATGATATGGTTGGTGGCACCTTAACAGGTGTAGGTACTCTTGTCATATTATCTAGCGTTATGATTCCTGCTAACTCATTGACTAATAATTGTACTTTAGATTTTGTCTCAAGATTTTTAAAGACTGACGCGAATGTAACTTCTTCTACAGTTAGATTATTTGTAAATACATCAAATAACTTAACAGGATCTACAAACTTGGCTTTTGCTTTAGGAGCTAGTACTTCAACAAGAAGTGCTTCTTTTTCTAGAACATTCTATATCAAAAACTCTGTATTAAGAGGATATGATTTTGGATCTGAAGCTTTGACAGATGAGTCTAATATCCCTTTTGCAGATGGATCTTACAATATAGATGTAACAGTTGATAATTATTTTATGGTCGCAGTTTCAAACGTTGCATCAACATCAACGACAAGCATTCCTTATTCTAGGTACTTAATTTACAGATAATTTTAATAATATGTCAAATAAAATCAAAAAAGAAGAGCTCGAAGCGTTGGTTAACGCTAATCGAGTTTACAGAGATCTAAAATTTAATCTAGCAGACATCGAGATGAGCGTTCGTCGTTTAGGCGAGCAGAAAGAACTCACGATGCAGCAACTTGAAGTTGCGGCAGGAAAGCTCACACAAGAGCAGCAATCCATCTTTGAAAAGTATGGCGATGTCAGTGTAAACCTACAAACAGGTGAGTATAATTAGAAAAATTTCCATTGGCCCTGACTACATGAAGTGCATGCACTACATGGTAGGTCAGTCTATCCTAGATAAAACGTGGGAGATCAACACCATCCGTAAGGAGGATGATGGATCTATCTGCGTTTGGATTATCAAGGAAAAAGAGATTATTAAATGGAAATCATTCTCTAACGCAATGCCCATTGCGATAGAATACAAAATAGATTACTAGTGAAATCACCATACTGCTTCATCATTAAACCAGTAGGTCAGAGGCGGTACGATAACATAAAGAAGTTCGGAGATACCGACTTCTATATCAGCTCCTCACAAGAAGACCACAAGACATCTAATCGCTTCGCTGAAGTGGTCAGTGTTCCTATTTACTACAACGGACCGGTTCAGCCTGGTGACACTGTTGTAGTCCACCATAACGTGTTCAAGTACTACTACGACATGAAGGGTCGTCAGAAGAGTAGTTGGAACTATATCATGGACGATCTGTTTTTAGCTGAGCTAGATCAGGTCTATATGTTTAAAAGAGATGATAAGTGGAATGCCGTAGATCCTTTTATCTTTATCAGACCAATACCAAGTGAAGACAAGGTAATAAGTACGCTAGGATCGCTTGAGGAGATGTGGGGTGAGGTTGTGTATAAGACAGCTACACTAACAGATGTCAGCGTTGGAGACACAGTATCATTCACACCTGACAGTGAGTATGAGTTTAGGATAGATGATGAAGTTCTTTACCGAATGTATAATAAGAATATATGTCTAAAAAGGGAGAAATAGTAGAGGCTGCTAAGCAGGCTATCGATGAGTTGATCAAGGTGCTAAAGTCACCTATTATCACTCACGCTGAGGACGATATATCGGCCGACAAGATGAAGAACGCAGCGTCAGCTAAGCGTTTGGCTTTTGAGGATGCGATGTATATGCTCAACAAGATTGAAGAGGAGGAGAATAAGGCTGCAGAGGGGCCAATAGTAGAAGTTACACTCGGCAAATCAGGTTTCGCAGAAGGAAGAGCAAGACATGGAAAATAAGCTGTACTCCATAGTAACTGACTACGTCAACAAGACTGCTCTTAATACTAAGAACAATAAAAAGTCATGGGACTATGGTTACAATAAGGAGTATGACCTAATTGTTATATCTAAAGACGGAACCATTGGTGAGATCTATGAGATAAATGGATTGAAGGTTGCTTTGCCATCTACTCCTAAAGTAGTAGAGAACAGAGGCAACAGATGGCAACCAATAGACTATCCAGCCGAGCTACAGAAAATCAAGTCAATATTTGACTGGAACCGAAGAGATAATGCGTTCAAACTGAAGTACGTCGACATGATCGAGACTGAGTTTGAGAGGCGTGAGCAAGGTTTTTGGTTTATCAACAATGGTAATCCAACCTACATGACTGGTACACACTACATGTATCTTCAGTGGACCAAGATTGACATTGGTCTGCCTGACTTCCGTGAGTCCAACCGAATCTTCTATATATTTTGGGAGGCATGTAAGGCAGACAGCCGAGCGTTTGGCATGTGCTACCTAAAGAACCGTCGTTCAGGTTTCTCATTCATGTCGTCTGCAGAGACGTCAAATACAGGTACAATTGTCAGAGATGCCCGCCTTGGTATTCTATCCAAGACCGGATCGGATGCCAAGAAGATGTTTACCGACAAGGTTGTGCCAATTGTAAGAAATTACCCCTTCTTTTTCAAGCCGATTCAAGACGGTATGGACAACCCGAAGACGGAGTTGGCATTCCGTGTTCCTGCGAGTAAGATTACGCGCAAGAATATGGATGAGGAGCGCGATGATGATATAGAAGGGTTAGATACTACCATCGACTGGAAAAACACCGCAGACAACAGCTATGACGGTGAGAAGCTGCTTTTACTTGTACACGACGAGAGTGGTAAGTGGGAGAAGCCTGAGAATATTCTAAACAACTGGCGAGTCACAAAGACTTGTTTACGTTTGGGTAGTCGTATTATTGGTAAGTGCATGATGGGCTCCACGTCCAACGCACTTAGTAAAGGTGGTGAGAATTTCAAGAAGCTGTTCTACGACAGCGACCCAACCAAGCGATCTGCCAATGGTCAGACCAAGTCAGGGCTTTACTCTTTGTTCATCCCAATGGAGTGGAACATGGAGGGCTTTATTGACGAGTATGGATGGCCAGTGTTTGATGACCCGAAGAAACCTATTATGGGTATCGATGGTGAGGAGATTACCATGGGTGTCATAACCTATTGGAATAACGAGGTGGCTGCAATGAAGTCAGACTCAGACGCACTCAACGAATACTACCGTCAGTTCCCTAGAACAGAGTCGCATGCTTTCCGTGATGAGAGTAAGTCGTCTCTATTCAACTTAACTAAGATATACCAACAGATTGACTACAACGATGCGATGATTAAAGATCGCGTCCTAACAACCGGCTACTTCCATTGGAAGAACGGCGAGAAGGATACTGAGGTTATTTGGACGCCTGATCCGAAAGGTAGGTTTATTGTGTCGTGGATTCCTGACGCTAAGATGCGTAACAATGTCGTCAAGAAGGACGGCAAGTTCTATCCTGGCAATAAAGATATTGGCGTGTTTGGGTGTGACCCTTATGACATCTCAGGTGTAGTTGGTGGTGGTGGATCGGCTGGTGCATTGCATGGCATCACTAACTTTCACATGGAAAGCGCGCCAACCAATCACTTCTTCTTGGAGTATATTGCTCGTCCTCAGACTGCTGAGATATTTTTTGAGGACGTATTGATGGCCTGTTTTTTCTACGGAATGCCTATACTTGTAGAGAATAACAAACAGCGACTATTGTACCACTTTAAGAACAGAGGGTATCGTCCATTCTCAATGAACAGACCTGACAAACATACGTCTAAGCTATCAAAGACTGAGCTTGAACTAGGTGGTATTCCCAACTCTAGTGAGGACGTAAAGCACGCGCATGCTAATAGTATCAACACATACATCGAGGAATACGTTGGCATTGATGCGGAAGGAAACTACAGAGAAAAAGAGTCTATGGGTGACATGTATTTTACGAGAACGTTAAATGACTGGGCCCGATTTGATATTAATAACCGAACTAAACACGATGCCTCGATTAGTTCAGGATTGGCATTAATGGCATCAAGAAGACACCTATTTATACCTGTTAAACAGGAATCTAAAATAAGTGTTAAATTTGTAAGATATAAGAATACTGGCATAAGAAGCGAAATTATCGAATAATGGATAAAACATCAGTTGTTATCTCCTCATTACCCTTTCCGGACCAAATGGCGCCAGATGAAATCAAGGCGACGTTTGATTACGGATTAAAGGTAGGAAAAGCTATCGAAGGGGAGTGGTTTAAGAGGAAGTCTAATTCAAGCAGATTTTATCAGCAGTGGGGTGAATTCCACCGCTTGAGACTATATGCCCGTGGAGAACAGCCTGTACAGAAGTACAAGGATGAGATCGCTGTTAATGGCGACATATCAATGCTTAACTTAGATTGGACTCCGGTTCCAATCATTCCTAAATTTGTTGACGTAGTTGTCAACGGAATGTTAGACAGACCATACACTATTAAGGCTGAGGCTCAGGATGTTTTATCGGCTGAGAAAAAGAACGTGTTCCAAGACATGATCGAGGCTGACATGGTGGCTAAGGACTTCTTAACGATGACCAAGGAAACACTTGGTATTGACGCGTTCAACGTAAATCCAGATGAGCTTCCTGCAAATGATCAGGAACTTTCTCTGTACATGCAGATGAACTACAAGCCATCTATTGAGATTGCTGAAGAGATTGCCATCAACACACTTCTTAAGATGAATGACTATGAAGATGTGTTGAGAGATTATTACTACGACGTAGCCACGATAGGGCTTGGTGTTGTAAAGCATGAGTTCCTTATCAATGATGGCGTTAAGGTTGAGTATGTAGATCCGGCTAACTGGATCCATAGCTATAC